CTCCAGGAAAGGAGAGGAGGAAAACGTGCTACAGGGAGCTGGCTCCATCAAGCGAGACGCTAAGATCTGGGATGATTATCTCAAAGACCTGGGAGTGGAGTACCAGATGGTACCACCTAAGGGAGGAATGACAAAGTACACCTCAGAGCGTTTTCAGGCTGTCACAGGATGGAAAAAGCGCACAAATGAGCACTCCAGGGACGCTACAATGCTTGTTTTTGGCTTTTGAATGAAAAAAAACTATAAAATGTGTTCATAGAACACAGATTTTTTATTATCTTTGCATCGAATATTCACTAAGTAAACAGTTATGGCTATAACGATTTTTATTATCATTCTGCTGACCATCTTTGCCATTTCATGGTTTCTGGGGCTCAATATCACTATAGGCAGATACATCCTGGATAATATGATGCCTACCACCTACCCAGCTAAGGGAGATCAGATAGACATATATATCAATGGTGGCTGGAATAGGCGTGCTACCGTCACTGCCTGTTGCCAGACTTTCCTGGTGGTGTATGGTGCTGTCAGTTGCCCTATCGACTACAGAGGTCGTTTCTATGCCATTGGTACAGATGCCAATGACAATATCCTGGTGTACGTGGATAAGACGCTCTGGCACCTGGTAAAGCGTGCTGAGCTGATCCGAAAAATTTGCAACGTACCTGATGAGTACGGAACTTTCCCACCGTCTGATGAGGGAAAGGCTAACTGTGAGATATTCCCTGGAGTGAAAGATCCAGCGAATGCACCTGAAATACCTGTAGAATAGGAGGCGAAAGCATGAAAGCAGGAAAGATCATATACAGGGATCCGAAAGACCTACACCAGCATCCCCACAACCCACGTAAGATCTCTAAGGAGGATTTTGCGAGGTTGGTTGATAGCATCCGTACCAATGGATTCTGGGAGCACAGACCTGAGGCTCTGGAGGAGGTTGATGGAAAACTGTTGATCCTGTGTGGCAACCAGAGAAACAAGGCTGCAATCAAGCTGAAACTGCCTCAGGTGCCCACCATCCTCTACACTGATCTGACTGATGAGGACAGGCAGGAGCTGATAGCCAGGGATAACGTGGAAAACGGTGATTGGGAGTACAACACCTTAGCCGTTGATCCTTTCTGGAAAAGTGCTGATTATGACTACCTGGGTATTCCTCAGGCACAGCCGATGGGTGATCCAGGAGATCCAGAGGAGGAGCCAAAGAAGAAGAAAGGCAAAAAGGGTAAGGAAAATGATTCGGAGGATAACGAGGAGCAGAGTGAGGAGGATGCTGAAAAGGAGGATTTCTACCGATCCATGCTAAAGGATGTGCTCTACCCAGCAAACAATCCTTTCGACATTCCCACACTACTCCTGGAGGAACAAGCTGGTTTCCTGGAAACGCCTCTTTCACCCTGGGGTGCTAACAGCAGACTGAGAAAGGATGTGGCAACGTATCATTTCTATGTGGATGATTACAGGTTTGAGGCTCTTTTCAAGGATCCTGTAAAGCTCATTATGAGTGGGTGCAAGGCTATCGTGGAGCCTAACTGTAGCTGCCATGACCAGACACCTATTGCCTATGGCATTTCCCTGATCTACAAGAAACGCTGGCTTGCAAGGTATCTCCAGGAGTGCGGTGTTAAGGTGTATGCCGATCTGAACGTGTCCCACAAGTTCATTGAGTACAATAAGATGGGTATTCCGAAAGGCTACAACGCTTTCTTTACCAGGGGGCTTGATGGCTGGATGGAGAGCCTTAAACTGGATCTAAAGGTAGCCCAGGAGATCAGTGGGCTGGAACAGCCTAACCTGATCGTCTATGGTGGAGGTGATGAGATCCAGGCTTTCTGCCAGGAGCACAATCTGTTGTACGTGACAGACTTTATAAACGCTAAGAAGAAAGAATAGGCTTTTGCCACAATACAGTAATAACTAAATCGTTAATAATATGGGAAGAAACGCAGGTGGTGTAAACAATTACGCAAAGGGTGGATCTGGCAACGGTATAGCCGTTACATCTACAGGTAAGCGTCTTACCAAGAAACAGGTACAGACGATGCAGAAAACCGCTGTCTCTACAGGCGGTATGAAACACAGGGATATGGAAAAGCAGATCAACCGTGCTATTTCCAGATATGAGGCAGTGATGGGAGTAAGGGAGAGAACTATCAAGCTGGCTGACATCCCAGGAGCATACGGTGTAACATTCATTGGTGCCAACGGATCCCAGGGTATCTATCTTTCACGTAAGCACTTTGACCAGTCCAAGAAAAAGTTTGAGGCTGACTACAAGAAAGCCAACTATGAGAATGGATTTAAGAACGTGACAAACAGGGCTGCACAGCACACGGTGACACATGAGCTGGCTCACGCTACCTGGACGAGTTCCTACACCTCCACCAAACATAGGGCTGCTGGTAAGGAGATCCAGAAACTCTACCATTCCTGGGCTAAGGATAAGAAGAAAAAGGGCTATGGCACCTATGGTAAGACCAACGTGGATGAGTTCTGGGCTGAGGTGATAACTAAGGGTATTCACGGACGCTCTGACAAATACACCAAAAAGGCTATAGGTATTGCCAGGAAATACAAGCTGTAACAACAGCAAAACAGATATAAATCACATAAGTTTAACATAAAAAATTAGTAACAGTATGGATTCGCAGAACAAAAACGTAAAGATTGAGCTCACTGATCTGGAGCTGGCAGTGTTGAAAAAGGACATAGCAGGAGAGTTTTTCCCTCCTGAGGCTACAGAGGAGGAGCGTAAGGCTCTGAAAAGTGTGATCGACAAGGCAGACAAGCACTGTGAGGATATGGATGCCTATGATGAGATAGGTAACAGCCTTATGGTGTGGTTCCTTAACCAGTATGAGGCTCAGGAGGCTGCTGGAGAGTAACGCTTTACCAGGTAAACAGGGGATCAGAGTGCAAGGAAACAGCCTCTGATTTCTTTTTATCCTGGTGATGTGTTTGGTAAACACAATCAACGAGAAAACAACGGATGGGCAAAGATACAAAATTCAAGAAAGGAAACAAGCAGGGCAACCGCTTTACCTCAGAGAATCAGCCTCAGAACAGAGGTCGAAAGCCCAAGGTGTATAAGTACCTAAAGAAAGTTGTTGGTGAGAGTGTAGGTCATGAGCTGGAGGAGCAAGATTTCAAGGACATTATGCAAGCCATGATCGAGCTGCCACCAGCAAAGCTCCTGGCTCTGGTAAGGAGTACTAAGCTGGATCCAAAGACAGGTAATCCACTGCCTAACGAGGAAACACCAGCCTGGATCCAGATGCTGGTGAGCAATATCAATGCCTGTATCAGGTATGGCAAACTGGATGCTCTGGAGTACGTTCTGGAGCGTTCCTTTGGTCAGCCTAAGCAGACTATTGAGGGCATGATTGACAGCCAGATCACTACAGCACCCAAAGATCTATCTATGCTTTCCACTGAGGAGCTGCTACAGTACAATCAGATCCTGGAAAAGATAGAGAAAGGGGGGTAGCGTATGGCACGTTTCAGGGGGATCACATTACCAACCTCACTCCAGGTAAAGATCGAGCTGTTCAAGAGAGGATGCTTTGACTTTATCACAAAGGATGGAGGGCTGCAACACGAAAAGCAGAAAGAGGCTCTGAATCTGCTAACGGATGATGAGCACGCTGAGGTGCTTTATGGTGGTGCTGCTGGTGGTGCTAAATCGTGGACTGGAGCTGCCTGGCTCCTGTTTATGAGCCTCTGTTTTCCAGAAACCAAATGGTTTATCGGACGTGCTGAGCTGAAACGTATCACCCAGAGTACCTATATCACATTCAAGAAAGTATGTACCAGGTACGGAGTGCCAGATGAGATCTGGAGCTATAACGGACAGTACAACTATATTGAGTTCTACAATGGCTCACGTATAGACTTTCTGGATCTGAAATACATTCCATCCGATCCGCTGTATGAGCGATATGGATCTATAGAGTTCACAGGTGGATGGATCGAGGAGGGCGGTGAGGTCAATTTCGGTGCCTATGACACGCTGAAAACACGTGTAGGCAGATGCCTGAATAAGGAGTATGGACTGAAACGTAAGCTCTTTATCACCTGTAACCCTAAAAAGAACTGGATGTATGATGAGTTCTACAGACCGTGGAAAGCTGGCACGCTGAAAGACTACCAGGCTTACCTACCATGTTTGGTACAGGAGAATCCATTTATTGATCCAGACTACATAGAGGGCTTGAAAACAACCTCTGATAAGGTCAAGTTTGAACGCCTCTTTAAGGGTAACTGGGAATACGATGATAACCCAAATGCTCTGTGTAGCCATGATGCTATCTGTGCGATCTTTGGCAATATCCTGGCACTCAGGACTGGAATACACTACCTGACTGGTGATATAGCACGTTTCGGAGCTGACTATGCCAGGATCGGTGTCTGGGATGGGTGGATGCTGATTGATTACCAGTGTTTCCCTGTCTCTAAGACAACAGACATACAGACGTATATCATACGATGCCAGAAGAAATACAGGATCCCCAGGTACAGGTGCATAGTTGATGAGGATGGTGTTGGCGGTGGTGTAGTGGATAACTGCGACATTGAGGGCTTTGTGAATAACTCTGCACCTCTGAATGGTGAGAACTACCAGAATCTACAGGCACAGTGTGGATATAAGCTGGCAGATCACATCAATGCCAATGAGGTAGGAGTGCTGGCAGACCTGGTGAGCCAGGCAGAACAGGAGGAGATCACCAATGAGCTTGAACAGCTCCAGACGTGGAAACCAGACAATGATGGTAGGCTGATGCTGAAACCAAAGCCTGAGATCAAACTGGATATAGGCAGATCTCCAGACTGGAGAGATATGTTTCTGATGAGATCCTGGTTTGATTACAATGAGTATGACATACCAGATGATATAGAACGTAGATTAGGACTTACAACAGCTTAAATTAAAAGATATGGGTATTTTTAACAGTTTAGCAAACGAGGTGAAAGCTGCTATAGGCTATCAGCAGACATTCACGGAGCTACTGGAGGCAAAGGATGTTTCCAGGGCTATTAGCATGATGAAAGATTGCTCAATCCAGGCTGCAAATAATCTGAGGGATTTTGAGATCTCTACCCACAAGATCATGGAGCGCACGGATCGGGCTGTGTTTGACAAAAAAGGCAATTTCCTCAGATGGAGTAAGAGGTGGAAAATTCCTATCCCCTACCAGACTTTCATCAATGAGATTGCCCTGGTGTTCCTGTATGGCAGACCTGTGAAATGGCTCCAGCTGTCAGAGGGCACTGATGATGCTTTCCAGGCGTACAAAAAGCTGAATGAGGATGTACACTTTAACGCTATAGTCAGGGAGGCTAAGCGTGCTGCTGGTGCTGAGGGTACGTCCGCTATCCTCTATCATGTGTACCAGGATAGTAAGACAGAAAAGCCTAAGCTGCTGCTGAATATGCTGAGCAAGAAAAATGGTGATGATATTTATTTCATCAAGGATCAGTACCGCAAAATGAAAGCCTTTGCCTGGGGCTACTATCTCACTGAGGCTGGCAATAAGACCGTTCACCACCTGGATATATACACAGACGATACCATCTACAGGTGCAAGCGTTACAATGTGGGCTGGGAGGTGCTGGTTAAGCAGAATCCTATAGGAAAGATCCCTGTGCTGATGTTTGAACAGGAGGTAGAGCATGATGGCGTACAGCCGATGATCGAGCGCACAGAGGCACTGGAATCAACAGACGCTGATGTGAATGATCGCTTTGCTAACCCAGCTATGGTAGCCACCTCTGAGATCCTTAACTCTCTGCCAAAGGCTGAGGATGAGGCTAAGCTGTATATCCTGAAAAATGGTGGTAAGGTTGAGTATCTTACCTGGGATCAGGCAAGCCAGAGCAAGCAGAATGAGTATGAGCGTCTGGATAAGCATATACTAAGTAAATCGTTCACTCCTAACATTGATTTTGATAACATGAAATCACTCAGTAACCTCTCTGCTAAGGCTATCCGTAAGGTGATGCTGCTGGCAGTGATCAAGGCTGAGAAACGTAAGGAAACCCATGATGGCTACATGAATCGTCACGCTAACATTATGCTGGCTATCCTGGGTAATGTTCTGGACTATGCCCACAAAGCTCAGTATGAAGCCCTCCAGATAAGCCATGAGTTCCAGGAGCCGTTTGGTGATGATGTGTCAGATACTCTGAATGACATTCTGAAACAGTTTGGTGCTGGTGGTATGAGTACCCAGACCATGCTGGAGCTCTCTTACCTGATCAAGGATGCTAAGAAAGAGTATGAGCTGATCAAGCAGGAGCAAGCTGAGAGGATGGAGCAAGAGATCAAGCGTCAGCAGGAGCTGAATAAGATGGATGTGTTCGGACAGGGAGAGTAAGCTATGCCAAAGATAAGACGATTACAAAACACTGGGCTTTATTATTTCATTTGCCCAGCCTGTAAGACACCGCATGAGATAGGTACTGATCCACGTGATCAGTTTCCTGTATGGGAGTTTAACAAAGATCTGGAGAAACCCACTATCAGACCGTCTATAGCTGTAGAGAGTAGCTATAGGGGAGAGCGTACCTACTGCCACTCTTACGTGACTGATGGTAAAATAAAGTTCCTGGATGATTGCACCCATGAGCTGAAAGGTCAGACAGTGGATCTGCCAGACGTAACAAAAAAGTTTGAACTATGAAAGTAATTAAGAAGATCTGGGAATGGGTGCGCACAGATGGGCTGTTACACATAGCCTGTAGTGCGCTGATCCTGGATGTGCTAAAGAACTGGATGCCTCTGTGGGCTGCAATTCTGGTTGTGGTGATCATTGGCATTGGTAAGGAGCTCTATGATAGGAAACATGATGGCACTCCTGAGCTCCATGATCTTATCTGTGATGCCATTGGTATTGTTATTGGTAGTCTGATCTGAGGAGTATGGCAAAGGGAAAGTACATGAGTGGTAAGGCTCTCCAGCAGGCTCTCTTTCAGCGTACAGAGGGCTATGCTGCTGCTGTGCGCTCCATCTATCGTGATTCACTGGGTAAAATCATAGACCTGGTGAAAGGCACACAGCTGGAGGAGGGCACTCCTTTCTCTTTCTCTGAGTACGGATATACTGAGGAGGTACAGTCAATCCTCAGGAATATGTACAGCCGTGTGTACCAGACGATCAGGGAGGGTGTGGAAAAGGAATGGATGTTTGCCTCAGAGAATAATGATGAGCTGGTAAAGCAGATCTTTGGTGCAAGCTCCATTGAGGATAACCACTTTGCGAAATACTTTCTCAGGAACAGGGAGGCTATGGATGCTTTCTTTGCCAGGAAAACCCAGGGGCTGGATCTCTCACAAAAGGTATGGAAATACACCAGCCAATACAAAGGAGAGCTGGAGGGTACCCTGGATCTGGCTATAGGAGAGGGCACACCAGCCAACCAGCTTGCATCCAAAATCCAGCAATACCTACAGGATCCTGATAGGTGGTACAGGCGTTTCCGTATCAAGATCGGAGAGGATGAGGATGGAAACCCTATCTATGGGCGTGTATGGAAACGTAGGATCTTTGATAAGGAGGAGGGTATCTACAAATGGATCAATGACGATCCTAAACACTACCATCCAGGTCAGGGCGTGTACAGATCCAGCTACAGGAACGCTCAGAGGCTTGCACGATCTGAAACCAATATAGCCTACAGGGATTCCGACTTTGAACGCTGGCAACAGCTGGACTTTGTTGTGGGCGTGGAGATCAAGCTGAGCAACAATCACCCAGAGCCAGATATATGTGATACCCTGAAAGGTATCTACCCTAAGACGTTCAAGTGGACTGGCTGGCACCCTAACTGTAGGTGCTACATGGTACCAGTGCTGGCAACCCAGGAGGAAATGGATGATATGGTGGATAAGATCCTCTCTGGTGAGGAGCCTGGCAGTCTGTCTGTGACATCCGAGAACACCGTTTCTGAGGCTCCTGAGGGCTTTAAGAGGTGGATAAAAGATCCTAAGACACAGGAGAGAATGGAAAAGGCTGAGGAGAAAGGAACTCTGCCATATTTCATCAAGGATAACAAACAGATCGTCAATAAAGCGATTCATGGTTTGTCACCAGAGGAGCAAAAGGCTCTTTCTTACGCTGATCTCCTGGTGGATCCTCTGGCTATTCTTAAAAAGTTTGATGCTGCTACCCTGGATCAGCTATACACTGCTGTGAAAAGCAAGCTGAATGATATGCTGAAAGGCACACTGGATTCACAGAAACACACCCTGGAGTTTGAAATCAACTGGGTAAAGCAACATAGGAAATACAACACCTGGCAGGAGGCAGCAGACGCTTACCAAAAAGCACTTGACAATGTAAACAGGCAGATTGAGATACGAAACGTGCGTAATTCAGCAAGCGGAATAGATCAGTTTGTCAGGGATCATCCAAAGTCAAAGAAAGTAAAGGCTCTCCAGGTGCAGATCCAGGAGGCTCTTACGAATGGTGACGTGGTGGCTGCAAAAAACCTGATCGCACAGGCTGATGATGCAATACTCCAGTACAATAAGGAGCAAGCAAAGAAGATTGCCAAACAGGGCATGAAAAGCAGTACTGATATTGAAAAGTACTGTGATGAGCACAGAACTTATGACAGCCCTGTAGTAGATACCAGATCTTTCAACGTGTTCCAGGATCGCTCTATTGGCGAGGAGAGTGATGCCTGGATAAACTCCAGCTATGAGGCAAAACGAGCTGTCAGAGGCTACACAAATGGCACTTATGATGATATAAACGAATCGTACTGGAAACACCACAAGAAACACCAGTATGGTGAGCTTATGGATGAGATCCTGGATAAGTGCTACCTGTCAGAAGATACAGTGCTCAGGCGTGGATGCTCATTCGCTGAAATGAGATCTATATTTGGTGATACATTTGGCAACCTCATAGATGCTATGGATATTGATGGGCTGAATGCTGTAGCTGGAGCCAGGGGCGTGAATGAGGGATTTATAAGCACATCCTGGGATATGGATGGTGGTTTCTGGAAAAGTGTGGATTTGCGGATCTTTGCACCAAAGGGCACTCAGGCTTTCTATGCTAAGCCTGTATCTGGCTTTGGTGATGGACTGGGTGCAGACTGGGATGGTAAGACAGCCAGTAAGACATTCAGAAAGGGTGCAGAGAATGAAACAATAGTACACCGTGGTTATGAATATCGCTTTGTGAAAGCAGAGAAATATGCTGGATCAAACGGATCAAAGATCACGATCTACATAGAATTGCTTACAAGAGATAAGAGGGTAGTGAAATGATCACCACCCTCTTATGCTATAGCTTGAAATACATTGCCATGAAATCTATATCTGTCCGTTCCATCTTTTTGAGCTTATCCCTGATAGCCAGCTTATAGACCTCCTCAGCCTTTTCCTCTTTTGACACCTGAGTTTTGCCTGTTTGCTCCTCCCACACCTCTCTCCACCAGGTGAATCTCTGGATCACTGAGTATTCTGCCTCCCATATCTGAAATTTCAGATACTCCTCAGCCCATTTCTCTTTTGGTACCTCTGTAGGCTTATAGGGGTTAGTGTCACCACCTTTGTAGAGCTTACAATGTGTCTTTGCCAGTTCAATAATGTTTGTTGCTGCCATATTCAATACTTTCTACTTAGTGAAACTTTTGCCAGATCCTGAGCTGATCAATCATCCGAGGATCCAGGTACGTTAAAACCTTATCAATAAACTCATGAGGGATGCCGAAACGAGCCTCTGCTATAGATCCTACAATGGCACCAATGGTATCACTGTCACCACCAACAGAAATTGCCTTTCGGATAGCATCTTCATAGCTGGTAGCGTGAGCCACTATTTTAAGGCAAAGAGGTACAGTACCCTGGCACGTCTCATCAAACCCTCCTTTTGGATAGTTTCTGCTGTCGAATTTAGGATAATACTGATCCATAGCATCAAAGAACGCTTGATTACCTAACCCCATCCTGAATACCCAGATGGCATGAGCAACTGCCACAGCTCCCTTGATGCCCTCTGGATGGTTGTGTGTCACAGATGCAGTCTTTATCGACCAGTCTATTACATCTTTCAGATCATCAAAAGCCCAGGCTACAGGGCTCACTCTCATTGCTGATCCATTGCCAAAGCTGTTGTATGGTAGCGGATCATTGGAGGCTATCCATCGTGCAAAGCTGCCACCATATCCACCCATCGGATGAGGATAGAGCCTACACCACTCCAGGAGCTTATCCTGAAAGCTCTCCAGAGACAGTATAGCATCAGCTATAGCCAGCGTACAGATCGTATCATCTGTGTAGCTATTCTGTGCTGTGAACAGCTCAAAGTTGTAATCCCTGGTGTTGTTAAACTCAAAACGTGATCCAATCACGTCACCAATAATTGCTCCAATCATCTTTTCTGCTTTTTAGTTATTACATTAGCACGTCTTATAGTGGCTTTCCTGGTTTTGTGCTCATCTTTCTTAGCCAGGCACTGCCAGAGCCATTCCTTACCAGCTCCGATCACCTCTTTGGGGATCTTATCATATATAGCTGCCACTGATCCAAAGTACCAGTTCTTTTTGCCCTGGTAGGGCTCATCCAGCAGCACGTGAATTACATTATTCTGTCTCATATCTGTGTTTACTAAACGCAAAATTACTAAATTATTTCCGAAATACCAAAGGTTTTGCAAAGAAAATGCAAAATTTACCAGGTTTATGCCTCAGTGGTAGCGTTTTCTTACGCAAAAGCTCCTGATCCTGTGCCAATATATGGGCTTGATCTTTGCCTTACAGGGCTTACCCTCCTTATGGTGGGTGTGCCAGCATTCACGGTTGTATTTCCTCAGATCCAGGATGTAATCCTCCACACTCTCCATCTTTATGTTTTCAAGCGCAAATGTAGGATCCTCCAGCTCAACAATGTAGCCCACTCTCACCTCATCCTCACTCGATTCAGCAAAGAACTCCTCCAGAGCATCTGTTATTTTCTCCAGAGGCAGTTTGCTTTCACAGGCTATGATCTCAGCAAAGAACTGGATCTTACCCCTGTGTACTGTCAGATATTTCCTTATAAGCATACGCAAAGCAATTAAGTTTTCCACGTTCCCAGGTACTGAAAGTAAGTCTGGGTAGCATTCACCTTATCAACCTCAAAGCCGTAACACTTATCCTGCCACTCTCCAGCTACAGAGATACCGAAAGTAGAGCCCATCGGATCATCCTTTCTCCTTACCAGCGTTTTCCTGATCTCAGAGTATGGTGTGTAGGATCCTTGGAACTGTTGCTTATATCGCTCTATATCCTCCAGGAGATCTGCCAGGTTATTCACAAACAGCATAGTTACACCTCCTTTCTATCAAAGCTATTGCAAGGCTTACACATCCTGGATTTAGCGTAATAAATCACCTGATCCTTAAACCTGGGATGTAGGATCTTCTTACGTTTCAGAAAGCATACAGTTGATTCTCTCCAGGCATTGATAGAGGTTTTGCCCTTTCCCCAGTGCTTACAATCCTTACATCTGGGATCATCCACACCCTGGATCTTATCCAGCTTAGCAGAAAAGGAGTTTATTGCCTTTCGCACCAGCAGCATATCATCCTCTTTCAGCCCAGGATCGTCTGTCATAACAACCTGGGTAGGTTGCTTATCCTCCATAACAACACACAGACGTAATACGGCTTTCATTGATCACCTCCTTTCTCTATGTGTTGATCGATCAATTCACCCAGCTTATCAACTTGCTCAGAAAGTTTGTCAGCTTTCCTTTTCCACCACCACCTGGTGAATATGGATTTTGTAAGAGACTTGTATTTTGCCTCCAGAAATTGACGTGCCAATTCACCATACCGATTAACCAGTACATTAGTCACAAACTTATTCAGATTCTCTGCCAGTGGAGCCATCGATCTGCCTAAATCGGCAAAAGCCTTTGCCAGATCATCAGCAGTTTCCTGGGATATACCAGTTATATCTCCAGCTGGTATAAGATCCTCATTGGTAAACATCCTCTGGTTCCTACACTGGAGTATGTACCGATCATCAGATCCGTTACGTTTCTCATCCAGACCTACAGTGTACCTGGAGCATTGTTTTCTGACTGGGCATTTGTCACCCCTACATAATGTTGCCATATTATTACTGATTTTGATTTAACTTTGTTTTCTTTCGTGTCTCAGCTCTGTGTGGAGCGTCATAGGCATTGTGACATTTCTGGCACAGTGCTCTCAGATTGGATGGATCACAGTGCTCTGGAGTATGATCCAGGTGAGCTATAGTAAGCACCACCCTAACCGTCTTACCCTGGGCATTCTGTCTGTAGGTATGATTGCGCACGCCACAGAACTCACAGCAGTTCCCAGCTCTCTCCAGGATTACAGCCCTGATCTCCTGCCAGTTCTTAGGGTACCTGGCTTTGTTTTCTGGTCTTATCGGCATTGTTTACCTCCTTTCTGCTTTCGATATAAACCACGGTGTAAAGTAATAGCAAAGGTTTAATTCTGCATTGACCATCAATAATATTCACACCGTTAAACATTTCCTGTAGAGTGTAGATAACATCACCGCTTACACAGTCATGCTTATCAATCCATACGGACGTAGTACCATCTTTCTCTATATAGA